AAAATCAGAAAATCCAGTAAGATCAACAGAAGCTTTGCTAACATCGTCATTAAAATCGCCAATCTCTTTGTTGGAGATTTTTACACGACTTTCCATAATTGATATAAGATCTTGGATACTATCCTCAGTGGCATGATTACCCTCAACAGAAATTGCCCCAATGCCGGGTATGTCTGCTGTTAATTTAGATTTTGCCATTGTTTAAAACCACCGTTAAATACGTAGATAAATATAGAGTATAGAAATATCTACTAATATTTATCCAAGGATTTCACATCAATGAACCCCCTATCATCATATTTAAGAAAACCAGAAATTTATGTAAAACTACCAAGTGGCGGAAAGTGGTGGCCAGCTGGCTCGATTGATATTCCACCAAATAACGAATTACCGATATTGGCAATGAATGGCCATAATGATATAACAATGCGAAATGCTGACGGTTTAATGAATGGAGCTAGCAGTGTTGAAGTAATACAAAGCTGCGTACCAAACATTAAAGATGCATGGGCAGGTCCAAATATGGATATTGAATATTTGTTTATTGCGTTACGGATTGCTAGTTACGGCGCCGAAATGGATATGGAAAAATCATGTAGTAAATGCGGTGAATCTACTAAATTTGGTATTAATTTGCAAAATGTACTCGAAACCATGAACTTTCCAGATTTTGAAGTCCCAGTTAACCTTGGCGAGCTGTATATTATGCTAAAGCCTGCTTCTTATCATCTTACTAACTTAACTGCACAAGAAATATTTGAACAACAACGTGCTATTATGGCAACCTCTAGTAGTGATTTAACATTAGAACAAAAAGAAAAAATTCTCAAAGAAAGTATTACAAAATTAAGCAGAATTACAGTAAGCAAGTTAGTAGAATATATCGATTATGTAATGTTGCCCGACGGTAGCAAAGTTACTGATCCAGCGTACATACAAGAGTTTATCGACGAAGTCAATAGAAAAGACTTTAATTTGCTAAAAAAGGGCATTGACGATAAAAACAAACAATACGGTTCTCCAGACTTGCCGTTTAGATGTAGTAACACTGAATGCAGCCACGAAGAAACATTTAAATTTGAGTTTAATCCATCAAATTTTTTCGCAGCCGACTCTTAATTTTAAGCAACGAAGAGATCGGCAATGAGCTCGAAAAGCTTGAAGGCGAATCAAATGAAATCAAAGACGCAATAATTAACATTTGTTGGTGGATGCGTGGAGGTATTTCCCATACAGAAGCGTGGAATCTCACACATAAAGAAAGAGATATGGTCAATAGTCTTATTAAGAATAATCTCGAAACTATGAAAAAGAACAAAAATCAAATCAATCTAATTTAAGTCAGAAGTATTCATTATCTAAATTAGTTTTACATTATTACCATTACTTAAAGATATACTTCGTATATCTAATGATTCGTTTGCACTCATCATTATTTTCTTTCAGAATAGATATTATCTATATAGAGTTGATATAATATATTTTAATTGCTTGATTAAGATTGAGTGGTCATACTTCACCCGTTTCCGGGTGAAGGTTTTAAAAAAGTCTTGATTTAGACAGTTCTAGTCACTGATATTAAAGGATTTGTTTTTACACAGCGGAAGCGGTTAGCCTGTACTCCCTACCTTAGTCTTCATCCAACGGAAACATTTATATACCATATCAGCAGTATATAAATGTCTAGCGGTTGTATCTGTTTCACAGAGCCGCAATCATTTAGCCTATAGTTAGCCATTACTTTACCACACAGGGACAATTATCGGAGTGTCCCAATCAACCTTCAGAAATATATTATAAGGTGGTTATATAGCCTAGATAGCCTAAATGCTTTGCCGGGGTAGTGTTTGCCATGATGTGCTTACAATGTAGCACGTTAATATAGTGTTTGCCTAATTCTTTTGTTTAATGTGTTGTTCTAATAATGCTTGTCTTAATTTATCTGATCCGCCAACTCTAACATTAATAATACCATTATAGTATTCATCTGTTTCGAGTACTCTGCGATCAAACTGTTCTCTTGCCTCTATGTAGGACATTTCGCCCCTGCCTTTGCAAAGATACAATATTTCTCTTGTGAAATTTTCTTCGCCTAGTGCTGCTACATCTGCGTTTAGTCTATCACTGGATCCCCAGTAAGTGCGCCAATCGCTTTCTTTATAGCCTCGTCTTTTATTTTTTTTGCCTTTAAGTGGCGGCTTGGTAGTTTTAAATCTTGCTAGTTTTTTGCCTATGTACTTTTGACTTGTAGTGGTATTGGTAATAAGATAAACAAAGCCTTCGTACTCGTCTGGTATTTCATCAATTGTTTGTCCTTGATAAGTCCACTGCATGAGTATACTTATGTAGAACAATTTTTTTCACCTACTTTTTGATCAAGAAACTTCTACATCTGTATTGTACGAAGTAAATCCGTTTTCTTTGATAACTTTAAGAACATTGTTAACACGACCGACTAGTTCATCTTTGTGACTAACTAACCATACACTTTTGTTGCGTTTTCTACTCATGTGTTTTAGTACACCCATTGAGTTTTCAACTCCGCTGCTATCCATTCCTGAATCTACAAGCTCGTCAATGAACAAAAGGTTGATAGGTTGATATAAGCTTTCCCAAACATCACGGAATGCCCAACTGAGACTTAGAATTAATCTGTTGCGTTCTCCTCTGCTTAGATTATCAAAATCTAAATCTCTACCTAGTTCTTGAATTTCAACACTTAAATCGTTTTTAAATTCGACACTGTGCGGTAACCCAATATTTTGTAGATAGTAATCCAGTCGTGCATTCAAGTAAGACAAATTTTGATCAATAATACGTTTACGAATAAAGCTGTCTTTGTTTGTTAACAGTTTTAATAGGAACTCTTGGTGATCCTTGATCTTAGTTAACTCATTAATTGTATCCCAAGAAATTTCTTCAATTGCTTCGATTTCCATTTCGGCAATTTGTTCTGCATACGGATCTGTATCTTGTGCTTTTCTTTCAATCTGTTGTTCTAAGTTAACAAGTGTGTTACGATGCTCTTGTGCAGCGTCTATACTATTATAGAATGTTTTAGTAGGTTTAGATATATCTTTGATTGCGCCAATAATTTCTTGGTGCTCTTGTGCTTGCGAATGATTTGCTAGAATTTGCATTGCTGCTTCTTGTTTTTGTTCTTCTTTGGCAGTAAGAATACTTTCTTGTTTATCGTCGTGCATTTCTTGCCCGCAGGCATAGCATGTGTGTTCTTTTAGTAATTTAATTTCGCTTTCGAGCTTAGAAATAATTTTTTCTTGCTTTTTGTCGTCTGTGTTAATACTATCAAGCCATTTTTGTGCTTCAATTTTAGCATTGCTCAATTTAACATATTCGCTGTGTTGAGTATGTAACTCTAATTCTTGTTCAATATTAATTTTGTTTAGCTCGTCTAAAGACACAGACAAATCTTCAAGTTCGTCGTTGTGCTTTTTTTGCCACATGTTTTGTCTACGTCTAAGACTTTTAATTTGATCTTCGATTCGACTATTGGCATCCTGGATAGCCTTGATACGATATTCTTCTTCTTGAATACTGTTTTTGGTTTGTTTAACTTGTTCTTTGAGGACATCGGCTTTTTCACTTAATTGAGTAATGCCTAGTAACTGTTCAATGATTTCACGTTGATCATTTGCTCTCATGCTAAGAAAAGGTTCAGTATATGTGTTCAATGCAACAATATGTTTAAACATATTGTGGCTCATTCCTAATAATTTTTCAATTTCTGATTGTGTTTCTCTACTATCGCCTTGGGCAGAATCCTCAGGTTCGATTTCATGATCGCCTACATAAAACTTTAAAACATTTGGTCTACGTCCACGCTCGATTCGATATACAATACCACCACGCTCAAACTCTACTGTAACTAACATTTTTTTGCTATTGGTTTTGTTAATAAGATTATCTCGTTTAATATTAGTTAGTGCAATACCGTATAGTGCATATGATAGTGCATTGATGATAGTAGTTTTGCCAGTGCCGTTGCGAGCTCCACCTTCACCACCACCGACATCAAAGTTTTCGCCAAGAACAAGAGTTAAGTCATCTCTGTCAAGGTTAACTGCCTGAGTCTGATTCCCCACGCTCATGAAGTTTTTTACTGTAAGTGTATTAATCTTAAACATATTAAAGTTTTCCTAAGAATTTTTTATAGTCAGAACCGGCAAAGTTGTTAATATAATGATTATAGTTGTATTCTAACACATTATGCATTTCAATGCAAACTTTTTTTAGTTGGTTTGGGGTATACAAGTGATATTGTGGGGTCTGCAAATGTTTTTTTATTATCATAACTTTCGTTAATCCAGTTACTGAACGTTTTAAACCCTAAGTCTTTTAATATACTAAGTTGCCCGGGTCCGCCGATAATAATAAATGGTCTAAAATTTAGTATACTTTTAATTGATTTTTCACTTAAATGTGCATAAGGATAATCTCCGACAGTCTCGACTACTAAATCCCATAATGCTATCTGGGAAAACCTTGGTTGATATCTGTCAATTGAATTAGGTGTCGATGGCGCAGTTTTTATATTAGAATTCTTTAAAGAAGTTAACTTATTGCTATACTTATTATACATTTTCCTTTGATTATCCGATAATATAAGATGCTCGTAAATTCTTGTCCAAGGCCTAGTAGTTCTAAGATGCAACCCGTCAGGTAATGTTACTGATTGTGCGTTTTCTATAATTGCTTTATCAACTTTACCTTTCCAATGAGTATTGTATGTTACTTCAGTAGAATAAGCTATTAATCCTGAACTGTGTAAATTTTGTTCAATTAACTTAGACATAGTATATTGTCGATTAACTCTTGGAATTCCGCTTAGAAACATATAGGGATATTGTATTAAATCAGCTGACAAATTTTTATTAACAACATCAGTACCAAGTGGCAACCATACGTATGGATTATAGATGTTTTGCATTGGAGAAATGTTTTTACTTTTGGCTATTTTTATAGACTCATCTTGTTGTGTATGATGATGTAAGTAAATTATATGTTCGCCTGGGATGTCCAAGTGAGCTAGTATACTATAGATATTCCAAAGTGTAAATCCAACGTCTGATCCATCGACATAAACATCTGTGTCGCTTTGTGTGATTAAAATACGTTGATTTGGCATAAACGTATAGTTAGAAAATTCTAACAAAACTTCATAAATTTTATCTAGATCAAAATCATAATCAATCATATCAATTGATAAAAGTATTTGATACTTTTTATTCAGTGTTGCAAGAGTATCAGGCCATGGATTTGCATGCAGCCATTCAAATTCCATTTGTAACATACCTATGCATACTATCTAATATTTCTTTTTTTGTGTATCGATAAGGGTTAATATTATAATGAACTGCATTTTTACTGGATTTTTTAAAAGTAAAATTTCCAGAATAAAAGTTATCAACAATTTCTTCGTTACTTATAGGTTCGCTTACTAAATTAATTTCTTTTAATTTATTTTTTATAACAATATCTATATCGCTTTGTAAATTTTCAAGATCGTACCACTGCGCCGAGCTAGCTAGATTAATACTATTAATGTATTGATTTTTATTCTTAATATCGTATAATATATTTTTAGTAATATTTTTATGTATAAGTGTAGGTAATCTTATAACACTAACAATTTTTTTACATTTTTGTAATTCATTGACAAATAGTTGACGATTAATCCCGTATGGAGTGTGAGATTTAACTAGCCCATCAACTGTGCTAATTAATACCAATTGGTTCCAATTTTCACATTTAATAATATTAACTAGCTTTTTAATTGATTCAAAGTCGGCTGATTGGTTTTGATTTGCAAAAATCCTATCACTTGATGGCGCTGCACAAAAAACAATATCATAGTTATGTTTTAAGAATTGATCAATATTTTTACTATTGTATGTATGTTTTATATTGTATACATTAGAAATAATATCGCCAATTAAACCTGTGCCGATTACTGCATCCATTATAAGTTCCTGTAAATATCCATTAATAAGTTATTATCATAGCTTTCACTTTCAACTTGTGTAAGTTGGCTACTAACAATAGTATCTACACTTTCAAAGTTAATTTCGCCAATGGTTTCTTGATCTAGGTTGTTAACGTTTTTATTTGGAATAAGACTAAGTTCTCGAAGTTGATACTGTTCGATAAAGGTTTCTTTAATAAAGTTTGCTTCCTCATAACTAATATCAACATCCAGTGTGATTCTTGCATATGTTTTTGGACTAAGGTATTCGTCTGGACCATCTAGTAGTTGGCTAATTTTAATAGTACGGTATTTAGGAGCATCGGGCCATGTTAAGTACTCATGCGGCTTGCCCCAATCTAAAATAGTAACTCCTCGCTCATCGTCCCAAGCATCGCTGTAGTTGTGCCCAAACGCATTACCGATGTAAGCAACATTGCCTTTTTCTTGTCTTTTATGAAAGTGGCCACTAAACACGGTACCACAACTACCAAAATCTTCACCGTGTATTTCGCCGTGATCGGGCATTTGTATCATTGCATTCATGTAAAAATGCGGTAGTTCAAAATGACCAAACACATACTGGCTTTGGAGTTTTTTCATTTTTTTATGCTCGTCGCCTATTAACCATGGCACAAATGTACAGCCGTCGACAGTAGTAATATCATTATAAAAATGAATGTTGTC